ACTTCACTTTTATCTTCATCGTGGTCTTCCTTCTCTACCTTAGGCTTGGTATCTGCCATTAGTAGAGTAGCAAGGCAGTTTTATTTAGGGTTCTAGTTGTTCTACAGAGATTGTTGTGTGTTTAATAGAGTTAAATTTTTTACAGAGATCATCACTCGATTGATGTTCCCATCTGTGATACGCATCTTTGAGAGACTGAAGGTAATCATTACCATCGGAGGAACGCATCTCCTCTGCAACGATGGACTTGATTAACACATCTCTTGTTAAATGTGTCATATGTAAATGCTTGTTGTCCAACAACAGACCAATACATTATAAGACTATAGAAGAATTGTCAAATGGTCTATCTTGGGTGGTCTTGATATTTGAATATCAGATATTATTATTTAGAAATATATCCATTTTCAACTAACCACTCTCGGGTCATAGGTGTAGGTTCATAAACTTTCCACATCTCACCAGCAGCACATGCTTGGAGTGCTTTCATTGTCATCCCTTCAGTCTTACCTGCCCAGGTTGCTTCTTTTTCCCAGGGGATAGCATGAGGCATAAGAACATATGCTCTCCGTGCCATCTCTTGCCACATCTCAGGAACATCTTCCTCAGGCATAATAATCGCAATCATGTTATTCTCAATCGTGCCTGCCATGCAATCCTGAGCAGCGTGCCATCCTTCGTGACGCATCACACTCATTAATACATGAGGACGCTTCATGAATGTTTTGTTCAGGAAGAAATTGTTGCCTACAGTATGATAAACTCCACGATGTCCAACAGGAAAATATTTTTCCTCTGCTAGAAACACGTTAACTCCGACCTGGTTAAGGGCGACAAGCATAGAGTTGAACTCGTTAGCAACAGGATAAAAAGAATCAGTATTGGGATACTCACTAGAAATATCCAAAAGACTAAAGACTTGTTTGACTCCATCGGTACACTCTCTAAGTAACATGCACCCCATAGAATGATTACTATAGTATTCATCCTGTTTAATTGGGTCAGCAAGCACTGGAGCAGCAATTGATAATGCTGCCAGCAGGCTCATAATAATTTTTTTCATATCAGAAAGGGACAGCAGGACCAGTTTTAGTAGGGAGAGGAATGGCACCACCAGTGGCACCAGGAAGTTCAGGCATAGCAGCATCCATCATCCCTGGAAGTGCCCCTGCAATCGCCTCTGTTGCTGCTGTGATAATCTTTTCTTTCATACCCTCAATGATAGGATCTTTCTGCGTATACAGATAGTATCCTCCACCAATGATACCAGCAGTTCCCACAAATGATAGAACTGCTAACAGGTTAATTACTTTTTGCATAATATGCCTCGTAGTATTTTACAATCCCTGCAGTGTGCATGTTGCCCTGAGACACCCAATCTTGAGCACACTCGTAGATTGATTGACTGGAATATTTAGGAGTTACTCCTTCCATTTGGTGACCAAACTTTGCAAGTAAAACTTTAAGTGCTTGTTCCCTGACCTTCATTTTCTGATCGTTGTATCGCCAATCATCGATGGACATTTTCTGAACCTCCTTGGAAGTTCTCAGACCCACCGATAGGATCAAGTTGCAGTGTAGTAGCAGCACTCTTGGTTGCCATCTCATACATTACCTGATGAATATCTTCAGGTTCGTTCGTCCAATACTGACGATTCTCTTCTTCTTGTTGCTTGATCTCTGCTTCTTTCTCCATATAATCTTGACCCTTATTAGAGACAATAGCAGGTCCAAACCAAGGATCATCTTGAAGAACTGCAGGAGCAGGAACACCAGTATATGCAGGTTCTTCTTCCATCTCAACACAATCTACCGTTTGTTCGTCAATAGCACATTCAATTTCTTCTTTAGAAATCTGTTTATTAAGTCCTAGAATGCCTTTGAGAGTGTCTGTAAGTGTTGTGATCATGCGAGAACAAGTTTCTTTGAGTAGTTATAAGAGTAAATCTCCCGATTACCCTTGATGCCCCATCCTAACCAATAGTAGGCAGGAACCATGTATTGCTGGACAGTTTTACCACTGCCCTCAAATTCTGGCAGAACTTTTTGGAAGTGGATTTCGTTAATCATGTAACGGGTCTGTCCTTCCAGACTGCTAGGGTCACAGTTATACTTTGTGCAGAACCTACCTAACCCCAGATAACGGTTCTCAGTGGTCCACTGAATGAGTCCGTACCCACCCCGATGGCAATCAGAGTAAGGAACTCTAGCCCCTCCCTCGCAAATGTTGGGATAGAACTTACTTTCCTGTTTAATGTTTCCCAGTATCGTTGCCAGGGCATTTTTATCTGTGATTCTAGTTTTGTCTTGGAGTTGTTCAAGGACATACTGTTCTGCAGGAGAACAATCAATACACTTCCAAGTAGGAACATAAGGTTCTACAGGAATGCTTACAACGTCATTCACCTCAGTATCAATCTCCACGGCGTTGGTGACACATGAAGAACTGAGAAGTGCTAAAGAAGCAAAGGCAGCAATCCGTTTGAACATTAAAAAGGGGTCTCATAGTACCCCCAAATTATAGACTATTCAGTTTTGCTTGTCAAGGGGTAGGAACATATGCAGGTTGCATTAGTCCACCACCTGGACCGTTGTCGTCATCATCAACATTTCCATCAGTCAACAGGGCAGCAAATACAAATCCTGCTATCATGGATGCTGCGATGACTAACATATCGTTCACCATACACCTGGAATAATTTGACCTGTGACTGCATACGCACCCATAGCAGCAATAATTCCAAGCATTGCTGCCCATCCATTCAACCTTTCGTTCTTTTCGTTAAATCCCATTAGTTTTCTCCTCTAATGTTTTGTTTGTAATGATGATCTTTTGACCATCGTGACTAAATTGTAACTCATCGTCAGGATGCCACAGTAATTCATTATACAAATCATCAAGTTTTTGCATATCCTGCCAAAGAGCATCTACATTGGGCATATCAAACGGTCCTTTTTACTTCGTATATAGTAGAATCACCATAGGTCTTATGGTCTTTATATCCTACCATACGTCCTTTTGTGTTCTGAAGAGCAGGCATGAATACAATGAAAAAGAAAACCCCTGGTGCTCCAATAAAGAGGAGACTCGCAATCACATAATAAGTCAGAAGTTCAGCAATGTCAGGCATCAGAATACTCCAAAGAAAAATTTGCCAGTAGCAGCATAGGAAATAAATCCAGCAATGATACCAAGCATAGCAACACGACCGTTCAGTTTTTCTGCTCGTTCGTTATGCGTCTCATAACCATAACGCTCTGTATATGATTTGTCAACATACATTTGTGGTTCACGGGCGAACAAATTTTGGCGTCCACCATCTTCTGTTGTAACAGTCATTTACCTTTGTTGTAAATCTTTACATATTATATAGAAAAAAAGGACCCCTGTCAAGAGGTCCTTTGTAGTGATTAATACTTATATCACTTCAACGATTCAGTAGCAGCGAGTGCTTTCTGACGAAGTGCCTCAGGAAGAGGAACATAACCAAGGGAGTCTGCCTTCTGTTGCTGAGTAGGTGTCAGCATCCAGCGAAGCATGTCCTTCACATCATCATTCTTTTCATACTCAGGGTATGCCAGGATCCAAGTCAAGGAGACGATAGGATAAGCATTGGCACCAGCAGGGTTAGCATCAGCACCACGCAGTTGATCGTCAAGAACGATCTCACCAAGACCAGCAGATGCAGTCTGAGCAGATGCCTTCACGAAGTTACCAGCACGGTTCTGAATAGCAACCTGTTGTAGGTCACCCTTCACATAACCATAATTCACATAACCAATGGAACCAGGGGTGTTGGTGATAGTAGCAGCGACACCGCTGTTACCCTTAGACCCAACGCCAACTGGCCACTTCACAGACTTACCTGTGCCTACAGTCTTCTTCCACTCAGGAGAGAATGCCGACAGGGAATTCGTGAATCCCTTCGTAGTGCCGCTGCCATCGGAGCGATGGACGGTAGCAATACGCTTATCAGCACAACCGAAGTAAGACCAATTAGTAATCTTGCCGAGGAAGACATCTGCCAGATCTGTTTGGGTCATCTTGACTTCACAACCAGGATAGTTGTAGGTAGGAACGATAGCACCACCAGTCATGGGGATGTGAACCATACCTTCAGCAGGTTGCTTAGCGTCACTTACAGCGCCATCACTGGCACCGAAGTCAACGGTCTTTGCTTTGAACTGACGGACACCAGCACCACTACCAACTGCTTGGTAGTTGACTTCGTTACCAGTTTTCGCAGCAAGATCCTGCAACATGTTGTTATACAACATAGCAGGGAAAGAAGCACCAGCGCCATTCAATTTGTATGGCTCTTTACTGACTTCTTTGTTCTCAGTGGAAGCGCAAGCTACCATCAGGGGTGCTGCCAAGGCGGCAGCTGCGATTGCTTTGAGTTTCATTTATATAATATCAGAACTTGTACTTGGTGCCGAGCTCAACTTTCCAGTCGCGGGTAGAATCTTCTTGGAAGATGTTCTCCCACTTACCATAAGCAGAGAAGTTGTCAGTCAGTTTGATTTTGCTACCAACTTCAAGTGCGGTGAAGGTTTCTTGGTCACCAGCGTCAGGGATGCTTACACCAGCACCACCTTCGATGTAGGGAGCGAAGCGACCAGTTTTCCATTCGTAACCGATGCGACCCTGATGGACTGCTTTGGAGAAGTCTTCATCAGTGCCTTTGAATTCATGCTTGGACTCAACATAGGGTCCTGCAAGGGCAGGTGTCGCCAGTGCTGACAGTGCCAGTGCGGCAAGTGCGATTGCTTTCATTTCTTTTTCCTAATTAGGGTTTACTTGTCTCATTAAAAACGGACTCCTGTATTGTAGCAGAAGTCCGTGTATTTAGATTTAAGGATCGGTTAATGTTTGATCCCTGACATATCATTCTTCAGCGAGACGTGCGAAGTATGACAGAGCATCGTCATCATCAACGACTGCCTCTTCTTTAACAGGAGAAGGAGCACTCATCTGCTGACGAAACGATGACTGAGGGGTGATGTCAGAATCATTAAACCCACCAGTAGAAGTGACAGGTTCATACTCTTCATCATCAACGGTAGGAACCGCAGTGCGCTGACTAATGCCAAGCACAAGGTTCAAACGCTTTTCAAGTTCATCATAAGTCTTGAACTGATCCTTATTGGTAAAAGCTTCCAGAGAGTTCTCAGACTTCCAGATGCTTTCAAGTTCAGTATCATCTGCGCTCAAAGCAGAGACACTATCAAACTCAGAAGAATCATAGTTCCAGTAACCAGCAACCTTCTTGATCTTCAGTTTAAAATTAGCACCTTCCCAAAGATCAAATACATTGACGGGTGTTTCGTCTTGGAACTCAGGTTGCATGGCAGCGAGGATCTTGTCATGGATCTTCTTGCCATACTTATAAAGGAAAACTTTACCCTCGTTCTCAGGGTGCTTAGGATCTTTGACAACATAAATGTTGCTATAGTATTGAAGTTTGCGTTTTTGCTTACGAGCAGTTTCTTTATCTTCATCACTACCGCTGTTCCACAGTTTGCGGTTGATCTCACCAACAGGATCTTTCTCGTTAAGAGTAGTCAGTGAGTTTTCAATATACCATCCACCAGGACCTTGGAAGGCGTGGGAGTATACTTTTGCCCAAGGGACAGTCTCGCCCTCAGGTGCGGGAAGGAAACGGATAACAGCATACCCGTTGCCAGAAGCGTCAACCTCTGGTTTCCAGAAACGCTCATCAACCTGCTTACCGCTGGCGGATTTCTCAAGTTCTTTTTGTAGGAACTGGAGATTGTTCTGGGATTTACGCTTCAGATCTGCGAATGACATTAGATTACCTCGGATTAGTTTGGATTTGGTTTGTGATGCCCTAATCACTTACACATAATAACAGGCACAGGGACGGGCGTCAATCCCCTGTGCCACTTTGGAGTTTGTCCTTCATCTGTCGGACTCTCTCAGACAACTCATCAAACATCTCCTCGATAGGAGTGCCTGGAGTTGCTCCTAGCATAATAACACCCTGCTTCATTGTCTCAAGAACAGAGACAGCTTCAGGATCGTCACTCAGTTTGATACGAAAATAAAATACTTTTTGTTTTTCGATAAGAAGTTCTAACTTCTCAAAGTAATCTATCTTCCTATCATCATCCAGAAGAACAAAATTCATAGCAGATCTAAAACAGAACTGCTGTAGTTCAATCATCTCTTGGATATCACCACGGACTAATTCAGATTTAAAAAAACTCATACTAGCATTAATTTGGCACGACTGGTTTTCTTCATGAAGTTGAGTTGCTGTGCCTCATGACGAAGTTTTTCCTTCAAAGGTTTGCTAATCAACTTATTTACACTATCTAGTTCAATTTCGTTTAGCTCACAGTAGTGGATAACCGAATCAATATAATTCATATCTGGATTGTGTAAAGCAATCTTTTCCACTTCCTGCGAGAATCTCGCAGCAGTCATAAACTTATCCTCTAATAATTGTTTTTTGTCCATATCGTTCTTGATATTCGTCGATGTAACTCATTAGTTTCATGAAATATTCTTTCTTAGGTGGAACCACCTTGACTTGAGTCTCTCCGTTTTCGCAAGCAACGATCGTTACGAGTTGCTTTACAGACAACTCATAGTTTTCTTGAAGCATACAAGCATACGCTGTTTCTTGTACAAAATAATCATACAAATACTTCTCTCGCTTCGGTTCAGCAGCAGTCTTGAAATCGATGATGGATAACACACCATCATACTCCGCTATACAATCAACACGCCCTGCCAACTCTAAATGTTTTGAGTAGAGCGCCGCTTCTTGGAGATATATGTTATTTATACGGTCCAAAACTGAGCGACTGTGCTGAAACATAAGCACAGGAAGAGGAAACTTACTATACTTTTTTAGATCCAGATTGTTGTTGAAATAATCTTCAACGATAGAATGATACTTTGTTCCTCTACTAGTAGAGCGAGAAGAAATATTGTTTGCTTTCTCCTCGCCCACACGGGCTCGCCATCTTGCGATACCCGCCATCTTCTCTTTGTTATTGCTAATCACAGTGGTGACAGACGGAAACTTATCTCCTGTAGGTGTAAGGTAAACACGTTTGCCATCCACCATCTCAGCAGACATTTCAATAGGATCTAGTCCCACATGATTAAACAACATCATAGACCCAAATTAATTTTATTAATTAGATAAGATTTGACGAGACCAGAACGAACAATGTCTTCAATATCAAATTCGACAAGAGAAAACTCATCCATGTTCTGTAGGATGCGCTGGAAGTCAAGGATACCAGAACGTTCACTGATCTTTGTAAGGTCAGTTTGCGAAGCATCACCACAAAAAACAACCTTAGTATCTTGTCCGATACGAGTGATAATACTATCAAGTTCGTGGAAGTTTAAGTTCTGACACTCATCAATAATAACAATTGCATTATCAAGAGTAGTGCCACGAATAAAGCTAGTGCTCCAGAAAGAAATAGTTTCCTGCTGCTTTAGATTTTCATACAACATATCATATGAAGCATCATCAGGCATCTCGAACATAGATTGTACCATGTTCTTGTATGGAATCTGATAAAGAGAAGACTTATCCTCATGGTCTCCAGGAAGGAAACCAATCTCTCTCGTAGAAACTAGAGAACGAACAATATAGATTTTCTCATAAGGAGTATACTCATTCAGCACATCTTTAAGTGCTTTATAAAGAGCAACAAATGTTTTACCAGTTCCTGCTACTCCATACGCATAAATCATCTGACCTTTGTCCCACTCATCAAAGAACAATCTTTGATTGTGAGTGAGAGGTTCAATAGGAAGCATGTAATCTTCACTAATTGGTTTGCGACGTTTGCGTTGTTTCGCAGTCATGTTCTGTCCAGGAGACTTACTTTTTTTACTTCTAACTGGCATAATCTTAACGGTACTTGTCGGTAATTGTTTTGTTTCCTTTGACTGCTGCTTGAGGAGCAATCTTATTCTTCATGATGTCTGTCCATCCAGGATGAGTTTTGCTCATCTTGTCTCTCCATTCACCAACCTCACCAGAAGCAGGACATGTAGATGGATCACTCCAATCTCTTGTCCAATCTGGATTCTCGTCTTTCCACTGGTCCCATTCATGAACGCTGATAACAACGTCTTTTTGTTCGCCAGTTTTAGTATTAATTACAGGGTATGTTGCCATCAAATCCACTCCAATGCTTCAGCACAAATAGGAAATTGTTCGCAGAACACACGCTTAGCATCATTAGCGATGTCCATGTGTTCTTTTTGCGTACCATTAGCAGAACGCAATTCTATGTAGTGGATCCATGAACGAACAGATCCTGTCATATAGATTCTGGTTGGTACAGCGAGAGGAAGCACAAAACGTGAACACTCCTTTGCGATTCCTACAGCAAGCATTTGCTTGTAAAGATCCATAGCAGAATCAAAGTGACGCTCAATAGCAATCTCAAGTTCTTGCTTAGTAAATGGATCTACATCATCAATACTATTCTGTCTGTTCTTTGTATCCTGACGGCGAAGATCAAACAAAGGAATCTTAT